ATTTTCTACTCCTTTAAAAAATAAGCGTCGAACATTATTTCTTGGAAAGCGTCGATAAAATAAAAGGCATCGGTACCGTCTTCGACATATTTATTTTTAACGATAGATGTAGCATTTATTCTTTCATTTTTCTTTTCTAAGACTAATGTTAACTCTTCGTTATGTTGATTGCTATACTTCAACGTAATATTATTTTCATGTGTAAAATAGCTAAACGGCACCCATAATTTACCTTCGCAACAAACTTCATAGTCATGATATTTTTTAATCACGTCAAAAAATGTATTAGCAAATAAATCTGTTTTAAATTCTAAATAAGTTGTAGTTTGATTCATATTAATATCCTGCTTTCTGATTAATATAATCATATACAGTTTCTTTTACTTCTTCAGATTCTAATAATTGAATAAGATGATATTCATTTCTAATATTATCTCGATCAATATATATAAAATCATTATTACGATCGATCTCGATAAAAATATCGTTAATAATTCTAATATGATTCGTTTCTTTATTTAATATAAATAGACGAATATATCCAGTTATGGCATTTCCACTATCGTATATTTCATACTTCGTGTAATGATCATCGACAAAAATTTTATATATAGAATCATGATATATTAATTTAATATCGTTGTCTATATATAAAGATCCTTTTAATTTTGTAGACATTATTATTCTTCCCATTATCTAAAACTATAATAATATTGATTATCGAATAAGTCTAATATATGCTAAAAAATATAAATACATACTAATAATAAGTATACTAATAAATGTTAAATAAAATAAGCCGTCTATAATTTTATTCATAATATTTAAATTTCTTTATTCTATTCTATATAAAAATCTATGAGTTTTACTACCATTAAAATTCTTTTCGTATACAATAGAATTTTTCTTTTTAAAATAATAATTAATATTTTGAGTAACCATATTATTAATATTTGGTCCATTCTTTTCGCCTAATAGATCTCGTTTAGCAAAGATAATTCTTTTTAAGCTATTATTATAACCATTTTTTCTTGTACTAACATCACAAAATTTTTCTAATTGAATTAAAATATATTCATGAGTTGTACAAATTACAATTTTAAATAAAGTTTTTTGATCGCCTAATGGATATACTTCACAAACAATACTATTTGGCATAAAACTTCGTCGTTCGAGACGGCAATCCATATCCTCATTTACATCGTAAAAAATATCCAAATTTCTAGTTTTATCTGTGAATTGAGCTTTGGCCAATAAATATAATAACGTCAAATATTTCTTTAAAAATAATTGTATTAACTTAGCATAAGCTAACATATAATATTTTATATTATTCACGCTTCGCTTCTCCTTATCAATTTTTGTACATTAAACTTAAATATATATAGTAATTATAATATAGCCTAGCGGAATATTCGCCGCCACTATTATTTACAAATACTATATGTTCTCTTATATAATTTATTAGTTCTTTATTTTTTAAATTATTAATAAGATTATATCTATCATTATCATCATATATATTAGATGCTTTAACAGTGATAATAAATGGTACATCATTATTCATTCGCTACGCTCATACACCCTAAATATAATAAATAACTATAATATATCATACCGTTAATTTCTTCGCCATTACTTTCACGTATAGTAAAACTCATAAGAGTAACAATACTAAACTTAAGATTTTCTTGAGGTTTATACTTTGGGTATTTCATTTTTATTACCCATACTTCGTCGATAATTCTATTAATTAAATAACTATAATAATCTTTCTTCATTCGCTACGCTCATCTATTCCGATACTATTAAATATATATAATAACTCAAATATATCTCGGCGCTATATCTATAACTGCTTTCGCTATGCCATACGATTATATCGTCGAGGCCATATTTTTCGACTATGTCATAATCATAATATAATTTTCTTGGATTAATATATTGTATCCATTCATGATGATCATATATTTGATCGACTAAATATTGATTCACTCGTTACACTCGTTTCGCTCATCTATTCCTAAATATATATAATAATGATAATATACGCGGGCACTAAATTTAATTCTTCTATTTCTATATATGATATAATCACCTAATATATAATTTTTCTTAACGTTAATATCTAAACGATACCGCCCGTAATTTGTTCGACTGTAATTAAATACAGTTTCTTTAATTATATGTTTAACCAATGTTTCGTTCATTCGCTATGCTCATTCACTCGTTTCGCTCATTCACTTAAATACAATAGATAATCATAATATATAAAAGCATCGATCTTCATATTACTATCTTCATATACGATAATATCATGAAGAGTCATGGCTAGCACATTAATATTTCTGTATAATTTATATCCAGAAGTCGATTGTTTGATAAGCCAAGCTGTATCCATAATTTTCTCTAAAAATAAACTTTTCATACTATTCCTTATATAAAATACTAATTAATTCCTATACAACAAAAAAGGACTACAGGAGATTTCGGTGCGGAGCACGTTCTTAAAGAGTTTAATCATAAATATATAAAAAACCATATACGGCTATTAATCATATACTGATAAATATATCATACATATTAAATATTATATACTGATCCGTAAATAACTTGATATAAAATAACATATATAAAATCGCCCGCCTCTTTCCATTTAATAGTTTCTTCTTAATTATATATCTTAATTATATATCTTAATTATATATAATATAACATAATACATTATTATATTAAATATAAATACTAATATAGCTATTAATAATATACTAGTAGATCATATATATTAGACTAAATACATGCTATATATAATACTATATATATGATTAAATACGTTATACTAAATATATTTAATGTGAGAATAGGCTATATAAGCTAATAATGATTATAGAGGTAATGGTTGTAAATACTATATATCGGACAATATATATTAGAAGTTAAATATATATGACCAAATACATCAGGCATATGACCAAATACATCAGGCATATGACCAAATACATCAAATATGAAAATAGGCTATTTTTAATAATATATACGGAATGTTTCTACTTTATAATCTAAAGCTTTAAAATTATGAAAATATACTGTTTTTTAAAGAATAAACAGATATTATAAGTGTTACTGACTCCCCCCACCCCCCAAGGGAGCATACTGTATAGTCAGTATCACCTATAGTCCATAAGCCGTATCTACAGTAGCAATAAAGCTATAGCTTTATCTATATATAATAATAAATAACTGCTGTTGGCGCTCGTGAGGAGACGGCGGACTATTTAAAAAAATAAATATTATTATATTATATATATAGTATATATAAGAGATAAACAAGAACTGTTAAGGGAGCAATTTTTATATCGATCGTTCCTAACCCTAAATAATTCTCAAGCTCAGAATTATTAAAAACCCTCGTCACTAGTACGCTTACGACGTTTCATTTAAGATTTTCGGAGTAAGCTATGGTCGGCGAACGCTTTTGAAAAAAGCTCGTATTCATAAATATACACATTCTGTATATTATGTTTTATTGTTTCCTATATATACCGTAGACGACACCAAAATTAAAAAAAGCCAGATATTATCTGACTTTAATTTTTTGTATTTTTTTTACTCAAAAATACCCGTACTTTCAATTATGCATTAATTCTGTATATTTAATTATTTTTACAAAATTGATTAACTCTATACCTAATATGAGTAATATACCGGTGTAACTACGTTACACCGCTCCTGAAATTTACACACACAAAACAGTCTTGGATATAAAAATCTGAGGCTGTTTTTTTATTGCTTGCTATATATATAATAGAATTAAATAAAAAATATTTTTATATTTTTGAATAACTTAGTATCTAAAGTGAGTAATATACCGGTGAACGCAGTTCACCGCTCCAGATGAATATGCGAATTGAACATTAAAAAAATAATTATATGAAAACGGCCCTTCGGGGTCTTTTTTATTTTGAGAAATTATTTTTAATATTTTAATTAACTCGCTATCAAACATGAGTAATATACCGGTGAAACGAAGTTTCACCGCTTCTGCTGAAACATATAATACATATATAACGGCCCCGAAATTAATTCGGGGTCTTTTTGTTTTTCGCTATGTGTAACATAGCGAGAATACTAACAAAATGTTGTCCCATTTTAAAAATGCTCCAAACTCTTACTTACGTAATTTTCTGCGGAACTCGAAAAGGATCGTACACGACGAACCATTGACGTTATATATTCTCTAAGAGAATATATAATTATTATGGGATGCTCCCATTTCGTCTAATATCCATTCTTAACAGTAATGGCTCTTCGTTATTATTATGGTATTATATATATAAATGCTATAAAATAACTCGACTAAAATAAACGCAAGGGACTTTTAAATACCTTAGCTAGTAAATGAAATACTAAGATAACGGCGGATCCCAAACATAATTCCACCTACTTATTAGACGCTTACTAACTTCTAATACTTTGGTATAATTCGTATTAAATATTATATATACATACGCTTATATACATCTCGCTATATATAATACTAATACGAACCGTAAATGGCTTCGTTACGAGATATAAAAATTGATTGCGTTCTACATTCCGTAAACTCCATTAGAACACATCAGTATATATTTTCTTGATATATACTGATAGACACACAAACGCATTAGATATATTGTTACGAATTCTAAAGAACGATGTTTCTCTTCGCAGGCTCATCGATAACATCCTTCGTTCCAACGAATTCTACATATAACTCGTTAGCACTCGTAACCTATCGACACGATCTCTACCATACTATACTATCGTGTCAACTAAGAATTTTAATAGCTGAATAGATTCGCGGCGCTCCTTATTCTTCACATTAATAGCTCTCATTAAAATTATATCTAATATAGATTTAAATCTATAATAACATTTCACTGACATTCAATATTATTATAAGATATCCCACCCTAAAAGTTTTTAATACATTATATATACTTACATATAATAAAAACATTAACTAAAAACATATTATATATTTTAATACTAAACCATAATATCCTAGGCGGAAATTATTATATATACTAGTCTCTATTTTAACAAAATACCGACGGCAGAAAATATACTATATATACTTATATATATGATATAAATATCCCCGGGCGGAAAATTCTTAAAATGCCTCGGCCACAGTCCTCGGATTTTCTTGCCCGAATTTTCCTTCTTACTGTAAATAAGGATCCGTGCCGTATTTACTATATACTGTTATAGTATAATATAATATACTATATCACGATATACTAAATACTCTTCAATCCTTATTAGCCTATCTAGCTCCTATAAGGTTATATATATACTCCGGTCGCTACGTTCCCTATAATATATTATATATAAATACTATGCTCGCTCCGGTCGCTGACGCTCTCTTCGCTCGCCCTATATATAATATACAACATATACTCTTATGATCGTCGCTTACGCTAGGACACTACAACTCACTCGTCGTATCCTCCTCGCTTATCGGGAATAACTATATACTACATTCACTACGTTCATTACTCCGCTCGCTTCGCTCGCTGCGTTAATACTATTATGATACATATATATAAATAACTAAATTACTCTCTTGAGAAGAGAGATAACAGAGAATCTATACATATAAATATATATAATACATAACTACTCTCTTAACAAGAGAGATAGCAGAGAACTACTAATAATAAATAATACAATACTTACTTTCTTAAGAAGAAAGTAAACAAAGAATATATACGGCTCGCTTCGCTCGCCTAATACTAATAAATAATAAATACATAACTACTCTCTTAGAAGAGAGATAGCAGAGAACTTAATAAACATGCCCTCCGCTCGCTTCGCTCGCTCTCGGGCTTATACAACAATAAATATATTCTTCGCTCGCTGGCGCTCGCTTATATAATATATATTGGCGTTCGGAAACGTAATCGTTTCGATAAAAAAAGCAGTCACTAAAAAAATAGCCCACTACTTTATGTGTCCAAAAAAATGGACTTTCTCTAAAGCTGACACCCGAATTAGGACATACGTACCAATGTGGTATGCTTTTCGCGAATTATAAAAAAATATACATTTAGCTAACGCTGTAACGAACAGCACTATCTAAATGTATATTTTCATACAAAGAAAAAATAAAGGTTTAGCCTAGAGGAGACAAACCTGCCCCTTCTAAACTAAACCCTATTTACTTACATTAAGCTTCTGCACCAGCAGTATCTTCAACTGTAGGAGCTTCATCTTTGATAATTTCGATGCCTTCAGCATTACTACCATCAGAGCCGAAGGATTTCTTCAAGCTACGAAGTTCGTCGCTAACAGAAGCTTCTTTCCAAGCTTCCTTACCTTCGTTAATAATAACACTAGTAGCACCCATAGCCAATTCGGATACCTTTTTCAAACCTCCGAATAGACCTTTAGCACCTAGGCCTACGGCACCGATGCCAGCATCTTTAATAGTGTTGGTTTGACGACCAACAAACTTAGTGGCTGTTTTGGTCCAGCCTGCAACCATTGTATTGCGTTTAACGCGAGAGAATGCATCAGTGATGTCCTTCAAATATTCATCACTAACTTCGACTTTAATACCTCCGTCAATTTCTTCGACAGAACCATTATATTCTACCTGAATTTTTTCAGTCATATAATTAATAACTTCAGGATTATTATGTTTAAGATTAAAAGTAGCCATTTGCTCCTCCTTAATTAATTAAAAAATAAAGGGGGCAAAATGCCCCCAACTTAAATTAAATCCTCTGCAGAAACTTCTTCTGCTTTAATTTCGCGGATTAAGTTCAATGTGCTATTGATACACGCCATGCGATGTTTCGCATTTGGAGTATTCTTTGGTCTAAGAGCTTTAAGCTCACCATTCACTTCAGCAATTTCATAAGCATAAGAGCTTTGAACGCCGTAAGCCAATTTGATGCCGTTTTCTGCAACGCCACGGTCAAATTTAACAACGTCGCCAGCAGACAATTCTACGCCTTCTGGAACTTCAAGAGCGTAAGAGTGCTCTTGAGACAAGCGACTAATGCGTAAGCGAACACCTTGTTGTTGAGCATCTTTCAATGCTAATGCAAGACGTTTGAATTGTTCGCGGTCTTCTGCAGAGTCGGCTTCTTTCATTACATGGTCTGCAACCTTAGCAGGTGTCAAGCCATCTTTTAAGCCTTTCATGATAGAATAACAACGAATTGCAACCGCATCACTGGTTACAATTTCACCTGTAAACTGACCATAGTTCACAGACTTATTAGCAAATAACTCAACTTCTTGAGCTACTGCGTTAGCACCCATACCTACGTAGGATGCTCCTGTAACTTCTACGCGTGCAGGTTTGGTGTCACGTACACCAGGAGTACCAGCAACTACTGCTGATTTCATGTTAGCCCAACCGTTAGCGTTGGAGCCGAAAATGTAGGAAGTTACGTTTGCGAATTGTTTTTTGTTAGACATAATAATGTCTCCTTTCATAAAAAGTACCCTGACTGAACTTCTCAGGGTGAAATAAAATCTCCTCTTGCACACACTTGCAAGAGATATCAACATTAGATAAGTCAATGCTTATCTAATGCTCATATCTCCCGCAGTCTTCACCGCGGAAGAAGAGGAGAAAAAGTATGAAAGGGACCTCCACACAGAAGGCCCCATGAAAGATTTCGCCCCGGAGGGGCCGTCTTCTCTCGTAAAGGTTATAAAACCTTATATCAACTACCGTAGATGCACACTAGGTTGTTGTGTATCTTTATAAAGGGAGGTATTATGAGTACATAGCACCTACGGTAGCTTATATAAAGCTTTATATGAAAATAAATATGACCTGCTATTAATGAGAAGGTCACAGGAGATTTCGCCCCGGAGGGGGAACTATATGACGTCCTCCTCCAGCGAAACCTTCTACAGCCTAGCGTTTATTAAGCTTATGCTTTTGCACTTGCATAATAATGCTAGACGAAATAAACCAACCAACTAAGAACCAGAAAATGCGGAAAGTGATTGGGTTTTCCGCATAAAATTTGTTTAACCAATTTATGAATAATTTTTGCATGATAATGCCTCCATTAGCGATTAATTAAAATTAACAGTGTAATAGTAAAACTAATTACAAAACCTAATTGAAATGCCAGCATCTTATAGACACTGGCACAATCTTCTCTAGCTTTATTAAGGCCTGTTATAGCTTCGTTTAACATGAGTGTCTCCTCCTTATTAGTCAGCCATAGCACAGCTTTGATAAGCTATTAATGTTTTGGATACAAATTCGTATCCTTGATGCTCTTTAAGAACATCGAATACTCCATCAACGGATTGAACGGAAATATATTCTCCTACTGGAGATTTTAGAACATAATTGTAAAGACCTGTGATAAACATAACTTTTTCTCCTTTCACAGATATGAATGAAATATGAAGCGAGATTGCCTCACAGAAAATTTCGCGACGGAGTCGCAAATAAAAACTTCAACAAGAGTACTATGCCGTAAATGTCGACATAGTATCCCCATAGAAGATTTAGCCCCGGCGGGGGCTATTCTCCAGTTAATAATTTAATAGTCTCTAGAGATAATTTATGATATGAATATTCTGTACATAAGTACATTGGACGACGTTCGTAAGAGATACACTCTTCTTCGTCATCTTCACTAATATCGGCCCAGGCAGAAATTTTAATAACAGGTTCGCTATCAAAAATTTCTCTACCTAAACTAACGATATCATTTCTGTAATATTTTTTCTCGATGTATTCCAATGCTTTTTCAGAATCAGTAACATTGATAATTTGGTCGGGGAATATCTCCCCGAAGAATATAAATCTCATATACCCTCCTACCTGCAATAGTGACGAATATCTTCGCCTTTATACCGGAAACTAAATACAAATTGTTTAATATCGATATGGCGGTCATATTTACTAACCACAGCGACAAGTTCCTCTAAAGAAGAGCTTAAATAACATCGCTCTTCTTTAAACGGAAAATCTTCCTTTACGTGGTAGAAGTATAAACGTTCTCCTACCACAAAAGGTTTTTTATTAACCCAGCATAATTTTGGACGCCAAGCTTCCTTCTTATTAGCTGGTATAACAATACGCCACACGAAAGTATCACTGCGTCCTCCATGTGACAATTCAATATTTTTAAGAGGCATAATTATATACCTCCTCTGCACCGGCTAATGCTCTAACAGCATCGCTGACACTAAAACCTTTAACGCCACTCATAGCGAAAAAGCTTAACGTATTACTATTAATTTGATAGCAGACAACTCGGTCCACCACTCCTTTCTTAATAGCTAATACATTAATATACTCGCACAACATACGTGCGAAATCTACAGTAGTACATTCGATAGTCATCTTCATAGTTTTTCTCCTCCTATGAATAAAATAAAAAAGTACAGAGGGATAAAATACCCTCATAAAACATTTCGCCCCGGCGGGGCAGATTAATTACTAGTAAACTACTACAGCCGGATCGGCTAAATAATACACAAAAAATATATTCCGGCAGTAAAGACCCGAAGGGACACTGCCGAAATTAAGACAAAGGTGACAGGTGAGTATTCGACGACCAGAGACGCAGCAACGCGGGCCATATCCCAATGTTGCAAGCGTCGGAAGTCGAATACGGTGCCGCCCTTTCTTATTAGTATTATAGTATTAATTAACATACTATATTAAATATATATAAGGGCGGACACCTGTCACCGAACAATATATATTAAAAAAAATAGCATTTAGCTACAGATATATAATCCATAACTAAATGCTATTATATACTATTTAATAGTAGTAGCCTTTAATGCCATTCTCTTACGAGATATAGCAGAAGCTCTTACTACTAATTCACGACTTTCTTCAGCCGTAATTTCCTCACCCAATACCCAGGAAGCTATACTTCCTTTATAGTATTGGTTGGGTCTTTTGAATTCAACATCAAGACCAACACCATTCTCCATAGTATCTATAACTGTAACATTATAAATACCACGAGAATTTAAACCTAAATTAAGAGCTAAAGTAGAAACTGTATTCATGATAATACCTCCTGTGAATACGAAAATAAAATGAGGGCAAATTACCCTCATAAATAATTTCGGCACGGAGTGCCAAATACTAATAAATAACAATATACTTATATAGGACTTGCCCCGCAGGGGACTCTCCGTCAGGAGGCCCCCGGCAGGGATAATTTCCGTTAGGAAATTTCTCTATATAAGTATAATTAGAACTGTCGGACCCTCGCTCTATGAAGCAACTTCTTTGAATAATGCTAGAGAGGAGGACCCGAAGGGTAAATTAATCTAATACTGTAAGCATCATAGCCACAGATTTGATTTCTTTGCCGCCTTTTTCAAATTGATTAAAGCACATATTGTCAATTTGTACTTTAACCTTAACAGATCCGCAACAATCAATAATCATGTCACGGATTTCTTTAATAATAGATACACCACATAATTGTGCATATCCATCTCCTTTTAAAGACTTTACGAAAATGCCGTCTGATGGCGCTTTACCTTCTAAGCCCTTTGCTTTAATAGCTTTTGCTACAGAGCCTTCCATCAAGACAAATTCATCATAACGAAGAACTTCGCCTTCGCTTAGTTCTTTTCTAAAACCTTGAGCCACAGCTACTTTAGAAGCAGCATTAGCAAAATCGTTAGATTTTATTAGTAATTGCTTCTTTGGACGATCAAGTTCCATGCCATCCAAAGGTGTTACGATGATATACAAGGACCCATTTTCTCTAACGAATAGTTCATAAGACCCATTTACTGTAGGGTCACAGAACAAATATTCATCGGAGCTTAAGCCTTTGTTGAAGAAGACGTATTCGCCTTCTTCTTCGTCAAGACCTGTTGCTGGTTTATAAGCGTCAGCAGCGCCTTTGAATCGAGGTGTTACCTCTACTACACGAAGAGATTCCATTTGTTTCTCTTCGTCTGCATGTTCCCATGCATAGTAAACAAGGTCTTTTTTAAGGCATACACTGCCATAAATAAAACCTTGCTTACGAGCTTCTTCGTAAACATTTGTTTCATCTGTGTTAATATTTAAACCCCAGATTAACATGTTACGAACGTAACTTGAAATTTTGCCCATAGGAGAACTCATAAGCTCTCCTTTAACATTTTGATTTGAAGACTTTCTGATGTCTTCAATGAGTTCATTAACGTAGCCTGTTAATCCTTTGGCTTCGCTATTTTCTTTTTTAAGCTGAATACCATACTCATTAACAGTAGCTTTCAACTGCTCTAACGCAGTTGCAGCTACTTCATTTTGAATATGATACAAACCAGATTCGATGCCTAAGCTTTTTACTTGTTGTTCTTTTTTATTGATTCTCATTTTGATTCTCCCTTAAGGTACTCGCGACCTATTTTTACTGCGTCGCTTAAAGACAAAGTGCCATTTTCGATATCCAAATCAATACATGCATATTGTTTTCTACGCATGCTGTGGATACCTTTTAACATTTCACCAATAGGATCAAAAGCTGTACCAGGGCCAGCTTTTGCCATATCGATAATATGTCCAATTAAGCTCGGAGCTATAATAAGGATATCCACAAAATAATTAAGAATAGATTCATTGCTCATGTCAGAGTTTAAAAACTCTTCGTATAAAGCAATAACAATATCATTAGAGCATTCATCTTCATGAATGTCTCCAACGTTGAAATGACGTTGATATGCTTTTTTGGACATATCAACTTTAGTTTCTAAATTCTTACGAACGATATCACAAGATTTAGAAAATACTTCGGTACCACGAGTACCGACAATTTCTAATACTAGGGAAGACTTATTAACATACTTCCCTACATTCATATCGGTTAACCCGGATACAAACACACTCTCAATGAAGTTTGCATAACTGCTGGCTTCAAGTAAACCTTGAACAGCTGCTTCGCTTTTGATACCGACCATATAATGGATCTTGCCATCATATAGGTCAGCATCTGTGCCGACGAGCCATAGGTGTTTGTCGGTATCATGATCCGATCCTCCTTGGCTCATCTTGAAATATTCGCTGCCTGTGCAAATGAATCCACTAATCGGAATCATTTTTAGCTCATCTAAAGCAGCGTCAACTAAACCTTGAGCCAACTTATCAATATTTTTAACAACGCCTTTAGTTGTCAAATATTCTTTAGCGTCTTTAACATACATATCATATCTATCTTTTAATAGATTGATATAATATACCGCTGGACGAATCACAGCTTTATATGACTCGCCAGCATGTGGGAAGCGGATGCCTTCCGCTTTAATCCCAACTTCCAAAGTTAACACTAAATCTAATAATTCCTTATCAGATTTAGCATTAATTAAAGTCTCCTTAACTTCAGGAGAGCTTTCGTTACCATACATATCGACTGTGCGATAACCACACTTTCTTAGTGTGCGAATGAATTTGGCGTTAGATACGCCAATTTCACCTTCCTCTACTAATCTAGTAGAAGAGATTTTCAATACAGGATCTACTTCTGCAGTAGCCATAAAGCTACCGCATCCGCTATCCCATTTTGAATTTTCATTCATCTTGTTAAGAGCCTCAACAATGTTCTTAACAAAACTAATACCAATTTGTTGGTCTTCCTTCAAAATTTCAGGCATAAGAGCTACTGCTCTATCAACCTCTGAACCATTAAAATTACCACGAAAATGATTTTCAATTTTCGTAGTTATTTCTTTTTTTGCAACTTGTGCAATATATGCACGGTTAAGTTTTTTATTCATAGTTTTTTTCCTTTATATGAATAATAACAAATACTACACAACATATTGACAATGCTGTGTAGATATCCTTCCACGAGTTTCATGGAAGAACTGAAGTATTCTCCAATCCCAAGCTTTTTGGGATGGTGCTAATTCTGGCACGCGTTTCATACCATTTTCGTCTGTTATTGCTAACAGACGACCAGATGGATTACCAAAGATGGCAACATTATAGTTACCTTTCTTGTAGTAATCAGCAAATCTTTCAGCATGGATAACACCATCTTCCATGCCGTAGACCATAACTTTATCCATGGCTAAGAAAGCTTGTTTCCAAGCTTCCATTGATTCACCATGGAGCGGTTGAGAACCAACCTTAATACTTAAGGCTGTGATTCTCATTTGATGGTAACTTGGCTTAGCCATTGGCATACCATAAGTGGAACAGAACCACTCATGGTTATGATAAGCCATTCCATCATAGGAATCGCCAAACTCTGTAGAGTCTAGCTTTGGCACAATTGCTATACAGTCTTTTGATAAATCAAATCCAACTGTCTGCGCTGGTGCCGCAAACAACCCAACGTATGTGTTGAGTTTTTGTGCCTTACCAGGTGATAAGGCAATTTGCTCGAAGCCTTGAGCACATAATGCTTGTACTCTTGCCTCGAATTTTTCACGACAGCTTTCAAATACCATTACTAGCATGAGTTGTCTGATCATACTAGGTGATAATTGTAAAGCATTTAAATGTTTTAACAAGACATGCTCTTTTGTCATGTTTAAAACATTCTTAATATCTTCGACTTCTCTTAAATGTGAGAAGTCTAGCTTAACAATGCCGGGAATATAATTCGGCGTATTCACATACACCTTATTTTCCCAGCGTATACCGTCGCTAGGGCCATCTAAACAGATGACACCGTTAGCAACGGATGCTGTTGTAGTATCCCCACTTTCGAGGATACCAGATACAGGAAGGCTAGAAACACTTACATGTGCAAGCGGAATTCTAGCCTTTCCTTTCAATTCGAAAGTGAACGAACTGATGTTCGCACTTTCAAATTGTTGAAGTGCACCAAGATCTTCCATATAATTATGATGGATGATCTTTGCTGCTTGTTCAGCAGCTTTCTTTAATTTTAGATTTCTTAAATTCTTCATGTTATACCTCCCAGAATAACATTAACAATAAAAATAGTTTAACGTCATTTCGGACAATAACATAACAGATTTATTTTATTTGTCTAATATCTGTTATGTGCTCAAATGAGCTATCGGCTGCGTGATTTTCACGCATCCAGGTTTTGGCTTGTTCAAGGCCATTAAAGCCTTTGAACTTAGAACTTTTTCCATCAGTGAGCTCTTTACAGCGAGCCCACTCAAGGACGAAACCCGTATACTCCTTGCTGATAACAGCATAGAAGTTTTTATTCTGCCCTTCTGGACGAACAAACACTTCTTCTTCAGCATCGATATTTACTGAAGATTCTACTGCTGCTTTTTCAGCAATAATTTTAGCCTGACGTTTTATTTCATTCCAAGCCCAGTACGTCATATTGTACTCTTTAACAGTACAAGTCTTCTTAGACATATGGCTAACTGGAGCTACGAAAGATAACAACCGATCATTGCTATCTTTTACTAATGTTATTCCATGACATGTTGTTATAGCAATGTTTTTAAAACCAAGACCTTTATAAAATGCTTGGCCTTTTTTGCCTCCGTCAATAACGGATGTATATTCTTTTTTACCGGAGAAAGTTTCTCCTAAACCGTTTAACAAACCGAATACGAAGAATTGATTAAGTGTTGTTGTAGTCATGATGACCTCCCTTGCCTTACGGCATAAATTAAAATAAAGGGCATAAATATATCCCTTATATAAGAGCTATATCTTATATATAATATATAGCTCTTATATAAAAAATGAGTTAGTATTTATATAGTGTCCTAACTCACGACGCTTCTTCCTATCACGCTAACACTACAGCGTAATATAACGTGATAGGAAGACTCCTCCTGTTGTTGCTAGACATGCTAGTACAACAGAAAGGATAATTATAATTAATATATCTCTTCTCATGGTTTCACCTCCTGTTCTATGTGATGAGATATATACTTAGCTATAGTTTATAGTCATACAGCTGGACTTGGTAGCTTAGCGATAGATTGGTACTGCAACTCTATCACCAACTTTGAGTTGACGAGTAGTTGCACCTCCTTCCATCTCTCTAGACTTAGCTACAGCTTGTGTTGTAGCCTCTCTGATGTCATAATTGACATCAGTATTTTTATTGGAGTCTTGTATAATAGACTCCAATGTTTCACCATACGTTACAGTATGGATAACATATTTATCAGGAGATGTTGGTGTTGCAACGTATGCTGTTGCTCCACCTAATACTGCTACTGCCATAATGATTGCTGCAAATTGTTTTTTCATAATGAATTCCTTTCCTCCCATCAATTAGACATAGACATTGTGAAGGAAGTGTTTTGTTTTACACAATGTCTTAATCAACTTGACCCCATCACAATGATGAAGGTCATGACCAATCGACCATCGTTTATCCCAAACACCACCATGAATCAAAGGCGGGGGGGCGAACTTTGGTCGATAGGCCATATATATATAAAACACTTACCCCGTCACAAAATATTCTAAATTTTCCATATATATAGACTTTTCTCAATAAGCTATCTTTACTGAGAATAAACATTTTTACTGCTCTATAGATTAACTTACCCCGTCTAAAAAAATCTCAAGTTTTGCTTCTATATAATATTTTCTCATTTAAACATATTAATTGAGAATATACTTATTTATTTTCCTATTCGCCTATTATAAACTATTCTATAAAAATATACCGACCACAATCTACATCCTTATGGGGAACATATGTTTGATAAAAATAACAAAAAAAAATAAGAGCCCCGTTAAAGGCTCTTACTTGTAACTAAGAAAGTTCGTTATAAAATCTTTTTTAACGAATGTTTTAAATTCGTTGAACGTACGTTCTTCATTCTTCGCGCCGATAAATATATCGGCTAATCGTTTTGCTTGTTCTTTAAATAATAGTGTCTGAATCTCGCCGCGCAATGTATGAATTTCATAGTCAATATGTTCGTAATTACGAAGTGATAGAAATTTAATTATGGTGATAAAGATATATTTCTTACATATATCTTCATCACATAAATTAGTATGATCGTATAGATAATTACCTACAATATCATACTTAATAATTTCTTTGATATTATTTTTTTTAAATCTAGTAAAGAATGAACTAAACGACGGATAATACATATCGACTAGCATGTCGATATAATTATTAATCGATAAATTGCTGTCTTCTATCATTATTGCCTGATGCTCCTATTAATAATAATAACACTTGTTTCATAAAAAATATCCTCCATACAATATAATAATTTATATAATATATTATATCATATGAAGGATTAAAATTAAAGATTAAATACGCTTACGTCGTCGCCATTCGGAGTAAGACCACGCATATATAAAGTATTACCTTCGACAAAGAAAGATTTTACTTCTTGTATGCCTTGATACCCAGCAATAACGTCAGCTGCTATGTCTTTTATTAAGATGGCAAAACAATTTGTCATATAATTATACCAACCATCATCATTATCAGATGCTCGTTGTTCAATAGAAGAATAAATGATAATTTGATCCCAGTTTGCAGGAAGATCGCAAACTTTAAATTTTGGCTTAGATCTGGATCCTCTATTATTCCTAACAGTAACACGACCGCTCCAAATTTTATTAGCAGAAATCTTAGCGAATGTAGTAGAGCCGCCACCTTTAGGAAGATTACTTACTTTATTATTTAACGCTTGGATTTCTTCCTGAAGAGCAAATTTCTTAACTTCTTTTGTCGTAGAATTATACCAGCCTGGACGATTAACACAACATAAATTAGTTTCGTAGGTATTGCCGTCATAATCACCAAGATCGAGATGAGCTTTACCTTGCGCGATTTCTTCCAGCGTAGATCCAGAACCGATACGATGGTATTTGCCAGTACCGGGTCCTGTCTCTATAAGAATCGGATTACTATAAGCAAATTTAAGAGGACCAGTAATAGTGTCACCATTTTTATTTAACTTATTATCTAACTCTGTCGTTAAACTTCCGGAAAGTTTTTCTTTCGTAACAGAATGATCTCGTAATTTTCGAGTCGTAACACTAGCATCAGGATGATCGATTTCATCCAAAGTGCGATGTTTAGATAATTCTGTTTTGAGATCGTTAAGCTTTTTAACAGCTTCGCTACCGTTCGCATCTAAAGAAGATTTTAATTCATTTTTTAAATTATTTAACAAAGCATCGATCTGATCTTTTAAATAATATTTAGCAATAAGATCGCCCAACAAGTTATCGACTTGATCTTTCGTATAATGATCTTTTAATAGTTGAGCTTTAGACGGGAATAACTTATATAAAAGGAAAGCACTTAATGCTTTATCTTCACTAAAGTTAGTTTCGCCTTCGACATATTCATCGGACGAGATTATTTCTTTTTTGTCGACGTGCTGCACCCGGTCCTTCAACCGGTTTAACATTTCAGCTCTTTTCGGTTCACTTTCGTTAACAGTGAACTCATAATCGTATATATTAGTTTCTGGCATATAAATATGTCCTTTCGTAGATTTAAAATATATACTACTATATTACAGAAAAAATCCCCGCACTAAGTACGGGGATATATCTTTATTATAAATGATCGTTAGGTTGTAACGAGATGATACGCCAAGATCCAGGGCCTTCAGTAGACTCTGCAATATAAAGCGTATCATTATTTATTATCATTTGTCCAGCAAACGCTGGTGCTTGTGTAACATCACTTGCCATAAGTTTGTCGATGCGAACATAATCTTTTAATCTGTCACCGACATCGGCAGCATTAACGACCCATTTAGTACCATTCCAGAATACCGGCATATCGAGTGTCGTATCGAAATACTGTTGACCGACAACTAAGTGTTCAGTCGGACGATTTTCTGTCGGACCGGAATGAATAACCGGGATAGTTTCATATGTCATATTAGACATCGTATTAAGATTAGATCCAGGTATAAAATAAACGTCCATGTCGAAGTCGCCAGGGGCATTAACAACATCGGCTTTATAAACTTCCGGGATACGAAGCTTCATTGTTTTAGCTGTAGGATCGGCTTCTATAATAGGAAAATTACCTTTACCTAATGCACCTAATTCAGCTCCGACTCCGACTGGCTTACCAGCATGAGAACCGTTTTGCCATGTCGGATATACATCGAACCCAATCGATAAAGTACGGTCACCATTGTTAACAACAGTAGTCGGTTTATCGTGGACGTATTCTGTATCAGTCGTATATTTATATGTCGATACATAACCTAAATGACCGGTTGCGTTAGGATCAGATTCGATATATAAATCACCGGAAATACCGGCGGCATAATGACTATAGTCATTATCTTTAACGTCGGTCACTGGCGTTCCCTTAGCATTAAAGTAAATAGCAGAACCTTCTTCTTGGAATAACTGATTTTTTCTATAATTATTATTATTAGGATCACGAATCGAACGATCTCGGCCTACGAAAATTCTTGTCTTAGCATTTTCTTCGGCACGAACTTCGAATCTTCGATTTACATAACCTTTAGCTCCATATTCATCGGTAGAACCTAAGTTAGTAAATAATTTTAATTTATCAGATTCTTCAACACCGTTAGGAGCAATCGATAATATAGGAGAATCGATCCAAGAGAATAAATGACGATCGGTAAGAGCAGCAAAGTTTTGAGTAAAGTTAGGGAATTTCAAATTGTTAACTTTGATTTCAGCTTTATCTTCATTATTAGATTCAATCTTAATAAACGGAACTGGATAGTCTCCGTCTGGTAAATATTGTGATTCGCCCGAATGCGTAATATCCAAAGTAATATTATTTAACTCAGTAGAAGCTATAGCAAAAATATCGAGAAGATTAGTCGATAGATTCCAGCGACCAGTCAATTTAAGATTACTTAACTTATTAGCATAAAGCATAACGGACGATACATTAGCTAAATCAAAATCGTCGCTATAATGAATCGTTACATTATCGATATCGGCATAAGAATAAGAAGAAATACCCATGTTACAGTTATTAGAAATAACATTGCTAATCTTGATACCGACACCATCTGTAGCCTCTATTTGTATAGCATATTGACCATAATCGCAAATAATATTATCAATAGTAGAATAATGTATTTCATGACTCAAATCAATATTTTGACCTTGACCATCTTTGGCATTAGCCATCTTCATATTTTTTAAGACAAGATTATAATGACGCATATCGAGATTATTATCGTCATTTATAAATTTAATATAGCTACCACTAATATCTTCTCGTGTTACTTTAAAGGAGAAGTCTTTAATAGTCATATTATAAACATCATGATGGTCGCCATTGTTATCGTCGGCACAACTTAAAATAAAGCCGACAGTATCGACACTAGAATTAGATTCGTCGTGATCACAATTAATAACGGCACCATGCAATGTTTCAGATTTAACGACAAGTTCTTTACTGCGATCTTGAGGACAAATGATTTTTACTTTATCGCTAATTTTATAAGTACCATCCGGAAAGAGAACTTCGGTATATCCTTCGGCATTTGCTTTAGTAAAGATCTCGTTTAACTTAGCCGTTACATCGGTAACACCTGTGTTGTCGACACCTTCTGTAACGACGTTAAGAGATCGTTTATTGCCAGTTAAACTTTGAAGCTCTGTTTTCTTAACGAAGAGTTCATCGGTTTTAACTTTATTATAAATTGCTTTATCGTAATGATATGTCGTAAGTACGGTATAAGAATTAGTGCCGTTATAGTGTTTTAATTCTTTACCCAAGATTGTCGTAAGGTTACGTTTGTCGCCGACTTCTAAGTTGTTGTTGGCATTAATTTTAGCCATAACATAATTAGTAGCTTTATCGACAGATTGACCATGATAACCGACTTGATTACCGACTACGATACCGTTATTTAAAAAGTCGTTATTGATATTATTAAAGTAGCTTCGAGCAAAGTCGTATTTATAAATACGAATATAATCGTGGCTATTAGCCGCCATATAAATGGCATCATCGACTAATGCGAAGTCTTCGATTTCGGCTTTCGGTTCGAATTCGAGCTCACGCACGATAGTTGCTTTATCCCCGTCGATTTCGACTTCTACGATGCGTCTCATTAGGCTGAATATAATTTTATTGCCGATGAATAAAGCGCCGTTAGAATCGTTATTTTTCTCGTTCACGGTAACGATATATTCTTTACCGTTAGTTAAATCGCTATTCGCATAAATACGAATTTTACGAGTACTGTTATCAGCTCCGGGAAGAATACTTACGTACTGACCTGTTACCGGATTATAACCGACGTTATAAAAATTATCGGTATAATCTTTGTATTCGCCAGGAGTTAAATCGTCCCCTACGGTATAAATACGATTACCGTTAGCAGCACCGTTAGTGACACGAATCTTACCGTCGAAGAATAAAGTATTACAGTGACCTAGTTTATCGGCGCCAGTATTTTCGACACTGCGCGCAACAGTAAAATCTTTATTTAACTCATATAAGATTTGTGTTGTACTATCAGCATTAATACAAGCTACGATAAATTTTTCTGTTTGAGGGTTATATGTAAACCCCTGACACTGATTTACTTTTTCTTTATCGAAAGGAACTTCGGCTACGAGAGCGATATTCTCGGCATATTGCATAACCGGTTTCTGGTTCTTCTTAAGAATAGAACTGAGACCTTGTGCAATTTCAGAAATAATAGACATAGTGTCTCCTTATTACAAATAATTAATTCCGTTCATCTTAGCAATTTCACGAGCACGGTTACGAATCCAATTACCGCCTGCAGTATGTAAACCGTCTTCAGTACGAACATGACATTCTGGTATGAGTATATCAAGATCCCAACGCTCTGCCGGATAGTCGTATAAGTCTTGACGTGCCAAACAGCGTTCACCGTGAGTAAATACTTGGCTTAACGGTAAGCCCCAAGATACGCAACATAAATAAACTACAGTTGCCATTGCTTCGAGTTGTAATGCATTAACAGGCTCAGAACCTGGCACGTAAGTCGAATAACCAGTAAAACCGTCACCATTTAATTCAGAGCCATAATTAGAGCAAGCCGAAATACCAAAGTTATTTGTATTTTCACGATAACAATGACTAGCACGATTATCTAAATCTTGCATTACATGTATGTTACCAGATCCATCGATACACATATGATAGTCATCGAACAACTGGTCGTAATGACCAGCTGTCCAATGCAAAGTAATCATAGTATTCGAAGAACCTTGTTGTTGAATAGTCGGATAAATATTTTTAACTACGTTATCACGGACTTGTTTTAATTGTTCTTCGTATGTCATTATTATCTACCCCATGGATCACGTTGATATAAACCTAATATAATATTCCATGTTTCTTGAGAAACGCTGAATTGAACTTCGTCGTTTCTATGTACCATCGGAATATCTTCACTAACAAAAGATCCATCAGCTTGTTTAGTCATAGAATAAACTTCTTGATTATAACAAGCAACTAATGGATTCTCGTTAAATTTATTTCCGGTGTCGGCAATCTTAACTTTAAATGTATTATTTGCAGTATTTTCTTCGTAGGTTACATTATCACGAATATAATTGAAGTCCATGCTTACGATGTCAGGATCGACTGTCGACCAATCTTCTTCAGGATTTAACGCCAATTGAAGAGAAGTTTGTTCTAATTGACTATCACCAAAGAATCCTTCTTCTTCTGGTCGAATAAAACAGTTATTATGTCTAAACATAAAATCGATAGAACGATACATAATAGGATGAATCATAGATTTTAATTTAGATAAAATAAAGTTAGAATGTTCTAATCCCATTTCAATATCGAATATTTTTTGATATGGTTCGCCAGAATATAAAACATATTTAATATGTTTAGAAGTCGTTAAATCTTTTTTAAGATCGGTAAGATTACCTTCGCCTCCATTTAGGTTAGGCAATAAGTTTCTAATATCGTCGAATCCTAACTGCGTATAGTTTTTATTATAAGGCAAACTAGTTTGATTAGCAAACTTAATAGTCAATGGCATAGATTTGACATCATCGATATTAAATTCTTTATTATAAACACCTTCAGCAGTTTTATCGAGAGTTTGACCGAATCCAGAAAATTCTGGATTAAGACCTTTAATATATACTGTTTCTTTTTTCTTGTTAGCAACAGAGTTGTCTTTTACTGTCGCGATAACCTTACCAGTGTTATCGTTATAGGCAAAAGTCGTACTAAATTGGTTACCAAATAAGAAATTAGCATTTGCAATTAAAGAAGTATCTGCAATTTCAGAAAGATCGATTTGGCCGATATTTTGATTTTTAGTATTTTCAAAGTGAACTCTATTGTTATCGCTAAATGGAAGTTTATTTAAATTTTTAATTGCGTTCCAATCAACAATAATTTTAGCTACTTCACCTTTCTTAATAGTATATTCTTTATTGAGCACAGAAAACTTAATTGTTGTTTTCATATGATTAATAACTTCGAATCTATTTTTAGATTGATTCCAGAAAACATCGACATTAAGTTTTTCGACAGGAACATCGAATTTTTCAATTACGCAAATATTAGGTTCTGTCTTACTATGATTAGTATATAAGAACATACAAGGAGAATATTCGTTAATAATTTCTTGAGGAGTTTTTGTAGCAGTATAATCTGCTGGTTTTGTTTCGCTATATGCAAAATTTACGACTGCCAAGAAGTCATCATCTTCTTCTCCGGTTCTAGTTAAAATAGGAACGGTAAGATTATTAATCTCACCGTCTTTGTTAAATTGAGAAGCAACACCATTCACTTCGACATAAGATTTAAATGGGCCAGATAAGGAAACTACATAATTAGTTCCTTGTTTTTCTAAAGATATAATACCGATTTTATATGGATCAGTAATATCGCTATTTACTAATTCCTTTAAGTAAACATCGACTTCGGAAGAGAATGGAGCATCTTTAGAATCGAGAACACCTTTAAATACTTCTTTAAAGATTAATTTTTTGACTCCGTCGATATACTCAGAAATTTCTTGAATTTGATTATTTTCAGACATGTTGAATTATCCTTTTAATTATCTATTATAAATGATCATAATGTTCTGTCGAGATTAAGATACCAGATGCTTCAAGTGCATCGCGTTCGCTAAATAAATATTCTGCTAAGCCTAAATCTCTTTCTACGTTGTTTTGTGTACTTGTATTATAGTTTATAAGAACGTGACAATCTCCATCTTTTTTATAAGCTTTAATAGAATTAATACTTTTTATTCCTGGGCTAAAATTAAATGTTCTCGACGTTCTTGAATATTTATCGCCACATAAAGTGAAAGTTAAATTATCTATATTCTTTGGCAAATTATCAGATGAAAGAAGATCGACAGCTCCAGATGCTTCTGTATCAGAAATAGTTTTATATATATTATCGACAGTATATAAATCTCGATTAAGATCTGTACGGTATCCATATTCATTCTTTGCTAAGCTACAAGATTTCCCGTTAAAGTTAAATGCTTTAAGCTCTTCAAAAGAATAATCATAATAAAAAGCAGATTGATCGGTAAGACTACGAATGCAATTTTGATTTAAAATATTATATGAATAAGGATGATTAATTTCTTTTGTCCAAGGATAATTAAAGTTATTTTTAATCTTTAATTTTATTTCGGTTGTATCTGGTTTTATTTTCGATAAAAGATCGACAGTAATCTTAGAGCCAAATTCTCTAGAATTTTGTCCAACCGGGATAGTTTCTGTTTCGCCTAAATATTCTATTTCTAATGGTTCATGATAATTATTTACGATATGATGTAAATAATTAACATCATCACTAAATAGTTTTTCATAAAGGAAATACTGTTCATAAAAAACTGATGGAAGATCTGTTTTTGAATGATCCATTGCAAAAGGAATTTGTGCATTTGTTTTTAAATTAATATTGTCTTTAAACTTGCCTTCATAATCAAAAGAAATAGGAATATCTGTTACAAGTTCATTAAATTTTTCAGCAACTCTTGTAGCTTCATTAATGGTTGCTTCGCCATTTTCATTTGTCGTAAATTTAAACCCTTTTATATTATATTTTGTATTAGAAAGAAGACCAGTAATCTTTAACTTGCTTATATCATTTGGAATAGATACGAATGGCCGGTTCGGGAAAAATCTACTAAACATATTACTAGCGAATAAATAACCGACTTCGACATGATTAATATCAGTATTAGTTTTATCCACAAAAAGAGTATCGATACATTTTTTTAAGTATTCACTATCTTCAGGTTTTTGATATGATGTTTGTAATTTCTTATTTTTAGGAACCCACAAGAATTTAACATACGGAAATGGATTTTCTTCGTCGATATTAGACTCAATAGTAATGATACTATTTTCTGGAACATTATGAGGAACGTCGTTTATTTCTAAATAACTAAAAGGTTGAGCACTAATATCAAAAATATATTTATTTTCTTTTTGAGCAACATTGTTAATTCTCAATGGAGCAATACTCGTATATCCTTGAAGCACTCTTTTTAGATAATATACGATTTCTTCTGGAAATGGAGCATTATTTTCTTTTAATGCTTTTTCTATTAAAGAAACAGCTGTATAAGGTTTATAAGCCGTAATCTCGTTAGCTATATCTTGTATTTTATTATCAGGCATTTATATCTCCTTAACTTATACGTTTCCACATATTAACGACAATATATGGAGGCATGTTATTATGAGGTTGGTTTTTACCAGATGGTAACATATTTATATTTAAATTGATAGTATGATTATGAGAAGCATCAATAACATAATTTCGTCCTGGTGAAGAATTTCCACCATCCTTAGCATGAATTCCATATTCACTTTCTTTTGAAACTATTCCAAAACCATCTCTATAAGGAACATCTGTTATGTCTCCATTTGGTCTAATAGTTGAAGAAAATTTACCAATTAATTTTGCTGTACTTGTAGTATCACCATTAATATTATTAACATCGTGACTATGAGAAGCTAATTCATCTTCCGTTAAACGATGTTCTTTTTCGCCACCGATTTGTCCGAGATTAAAACCATCGCCACTATTAACTAGCATACGACCAGAAGGCATACGTTCCCAGCTTCCACCAAAAATAGCAGATGGTTCAACGTTATTAACATTCATATAAATAGAGCCAACCGGATATAATTGACCAGCTAATCGGTTAAGTTGATCGAGTGCTGAACTTAATTTTTTATTTAACTGTCCTACTGTTACAGCATCGTTTAATTCAACACCGTCTGCCACATTACTAATAACACGTTTAGTCTCACCATTGCCAACAGATACCTGATTGGCTTGCGTAGCAACAGAATCCGCTCCTAATGCAACACTGTTTTCACCAGTTGCTGAAGCATTAACGCCAACGGAAGTACCACGGCCCAAAATAGAATTACCGATAGACATTGCTTTATCTCTGAGCTTGTACGCAATTGTCGTAGCGATTTTTGTGCGACCGCTTTCAGCAGATATAGAAATATTATCGCCAGCAAGAAGCCCGTTAATACCTGTTCTTTCATCGATCTCCTCTTTAGTATACGTTTCGTCACGACCCATAAATAATTTAGCCGTTTGTGTCTTCGTATAATATGGAGTTAAATCGACATTGGCATTAATTTCGTTATCACTGCTAATCGTAATCGAATTACCAGCTTTTAATTTATCTTGTTTCGATTCTTTTAAATTTTGAATATCTTCAAAATTCTGAATCATTTCGTCAGGTTCTTGAATATATACCTGATCATCTTTATATTTATTATCGGCTTTTGCCTTTTTTAATTGTAACGCTTTTAATACGTTAACCTTTAAAGATTCAACTTTTAATTTATTCACTTGATTAATCCTTCCCTTGTTAATTACTTAACAAGTCTAAATAGATTAATTCGATTAGCAAGCATAGATCGCAACGGATATTTACGATTTTTTATACCTGCAAATTTATATCCTAAATATATACTTTTCTTAAAGTATCGACACCATTGTCGATCGTCTTTAAGACAGAATATATTTTGTTTGATATCGATCGCAAAGAAAAAATCTTTTTGATCGACGATTATCTTTACGTCGTTATAACGTACATATTTACCGAAAATATAATAAGCAAATCCGTATCCGCAATTACGATATAACCAAGCACATCGACATATATATCGTTGGAATTTTTCTTTTAACGTAAAATTCTCGTCGATAAGATCAACATATCCAGGTATTATATAGCCATCGCCTTTATTCTCGTAATGATATAAATAATGTTTATTAAAATCATAACGAGCAAACTTTGGCACATTGCCTTCATATATCATCCAAGCAATATCAAGACAATTGTCATAGGTTTGCCATAGCTTAAATATTTTAGGCAAATTACCATATTTATCTGCAAATAATACGACGAACCAGTTTGTTAAATAGCATAGCACCATGCAGAGCATATTAGCTCCGCATAGTACTAACCATTTAATATAATATTTACTCGGCATCATTCTTTTCCTTATATGTTCCGACTTCACTATTATATTTACTATTTATAAATTTATTAGCAATTTGTGTCGCAGCAGAACCGCCACCAGTTAAATTAGCTAACGTATCGTAGTGTTGCCAATTATGTCCTGTAATTACTAAGTATAACGTAACACCGACCAATAACAATAATAACGTAAAAGAAATGACGCGTGTGTAGCTAAGTCCTTCGTTTTCAAATAGCATCATTTTAAATATTTTACTCATTTTATTTCTTACCTTTTTTCTCATGCAATTTAAACTTTACGACATTTAAGTCAACATCGGTAATGCGATCGATTACGTCTTTCGGAAGGCTATTAATAATTTCGTTATTATAACGAATTAATTTCATGTTTTCCTTAAAACTAAATAACTCGGTCAATACTATATAACCGTAACATATCCATGCAATAATATCGAATACGTCCTGAAAATATAGTATATGGATAGTCGACGGAATTACGATTGCATCTAATAAAAATGCGAAAATACTTAAAACACTATATTCGAATAATTTAAAGAGAAAGCCGCGATAAAATACGCGGCTTGATTTTTGCTGTCCCCAGCCTCCCCAAAATACATCGATAATCGTTCGATAATGCCATAAAGGTTTTTTTGAAAAAGTAAGAGCGAACAATCTTAACAATGTATCGACAATTAACATAAAGAATATAATCGTATACATCGTTAAGAATGTTTCGACTGCTTGAGGAGCAATATTATATAACAATGCTAATGCATTTATTAATGTCATTGTTCTCCCCTATATAATAAAAATTATTCACCTTTTAATGCTTTAATCGCATCGAGAATAGGTTGTAAATCAGCTTGAGTGATAAAGCCTTTTTCTTTTACCTTAGTTTCGATATCTTCAAGTTTTAAATATTTAGCTTCTGTTTGAGCTTGAGTTTCGTAAGCACTTAAATCTGGAGTATGGATTCCATCTACAGTATTTTTCAATTCTGTGATTTTGCCTTCCAACGCTTCTTTAGCTTCATTAACTTTACCTTCAGCAGCTGTAAGAGTTTGGTTAGTAAGTTGAGTTACAGAATCTTGAGTAGCTAATTCATTTTTAAGTTCAGCTTTAGCATTGTCGATATCATCAGAAGTTGCATAATGTTTGCCAGTAAGGATTTCATTTAATTTAGTCTTTTGATCTTCAGTGAAATCTGTAGGAGCAGCTTTGCCTTCTAATGCAGTTACACGAGTATCGATAGCTGGAACAGTAGTATCTTTTAAAGTATTGATACTAGCTCTTAATTGACTAATGTTAGTATCCATGCTTGTACTATAGCTACCAAGATCTGCATTTGTAGCATAATTCTTATCACGAAGAATAGATTCTACTACACCTTTTTGATCTTCAGTTAAAGTATCTTTTGGACCATACTTAGCATCGGATTCAGCTTTCTTAGCATAAGGAGTTAAGTCAACAGAAGCACCAGTACCAGTAGCTGTCAAAGTTTTTGTATCGGAATCATAAGATAAACCATTACCGAAAGTAAGAGCATCTTGTTTAGCCGTAACAGCAGCACTCGTAGCGATTGCATCCTCGATATTTTCAGTCGTTACATATTGACCTTTAGGAGCATAGTAATCATCGGCAGTTTCTTTATCGAGATAACCTTTACCTACAATAGCTGTATTAATAGCATTTGCAAAAGTTGGAGTAGTTGCTAATGTATCGAGTTCGCTACGTAATACGTAATCGCCTTTAGTTTGATATAGGCTAGTCGCAGCACTTACATCAAGTTTATTAGCAATAGCCGTATTAACTTCGTCGATTTTAACTTTATTTTTACCGATTTGATCGTCGACATATTCAATAGTCGCATAATTGCCTACGCCTTGATATAAACGATCGGATTCATTCTTAGTGATGTAACCATCTTTAAGAGTATTAGTTAAATCTTCACGAGTTAAATAATTACCTTTAACTTGGAAAATGCCTTTAAGAGTTTCGAGGTTAGTCGCAAGTTTAGCATCGATAGCAGCATCAGTCTCTTGAGCTGTCATCATGTCATCTTTAATACGAGCAATTTCAGTACCATATACGTCACGAGTCCAAGCAGCAAAATCAACTTTAGTTTGATAAGCAGCAGCAGCTTCTTCAGACTTATCATTAATAGCTTTTTCTAATGCAGTTTTAGCAGCAGCTAATGCATTTTCTTGTGCTGTAATAGCTGTATTAAGAGTTTGTTTTGCATCTTCGAAATCAGTAGTTGCTACTTTACCAGCTACTTCATCTTTTGTAGCTTTCTTAGCCAATTCAGCAAGAATAGATTCGACAGAAGATTTATTGTCGTTAACACCAGATTGGATATTAGCGATAGTTTGAACGGCATCTTTAAGAGCGCCTAATTTATTGTCGACAATACCTTCGACTTGAGTTTGAGTCAAACCAGAACCGCCGGCAGCGATAGTTGCATTATCTAATTGTTGTTTTGTCGCAAATGTATCGTCGGCATATTTTTTAAGTTCAGTAGCTTTCGCACCGATTTCAGTCGTTACGTCAGCTTTCTTAGCATATACATCTGCATCATTCTTCGATACGTATACATCACCAAGACCGGCAACGGCAGCAGAAATATCTTCTGTTACTTTAGCAGTTTTAGCATATGTATCAAGATCGGCAGTATGAACCAAGGTATCTTTATCGAGGCCGTTAATCAAAGCTTCATTAGCATTAGCTTTAGTTTTAACTTCTTCTAAGGCAGTAGCTGTAGCATATTCGCCCTTAGGTTGATAATCACGATCAGCAGCTTCTTTAGTTACATATTCGCCTTTTTCTTGATAGCCAGCAAGTTTAGCTGTAAGTTTAGTATCAATTAAATTAGGAACAGTAGCTGTTTCGAGAGTATTTAATTTTGTATCGAGTTCAGTTGCTTTAGCTTCAAATACAGCTTTGTCAGCTTTATCAGCAAGAGCACTTACATCGGCTTTAGCTAACAAGTCAGAAGCATTTTTATCGGCTTTAGCTTGAACTGCAGTTAATGCACTTACGTCAGCTTTGTCAGCAAGTTTTTCGTTAAGTTTAGTTTCGCCTACGAATTTTTCTCGAGCTACAATAGCATCGACAACTTCTTGAACTTTATCGGCTACAGCTTGTGCGTCAAGACCGCCGCCAGCACCACCATTAAGAGCAAGGTCGTTAACTTTAGTCGTTAATTTACCAAGATCTTCGATTGCTTTATCGACTTTAGTTTTTGCTTCTTCAAGGCCTGCAGCATTTTCAGTTGCCTTAGCTTTTGCTTGTTGAGCAGTCGTATTTACTTCACGAACAGCAGCATCGGCAACAGCTTTAGCAGCTTCGATATCTTCGGCTACTTGTACTTTGTCAGCTTTATCTTTAAGTTTAGATGTAACGTCATTTTTCTCTGCATATTCTTCAAGAGAAGCTACGTCAGCTTTTTTAGCAAGAGCTTCATTAACTTCATCTTTAGTGAATACTTTATTTAACTTATCAAGTACAGTAGTCAAATCAGCTTGACCAGCTAATTGTTGAGCCAAATCTTTTAAGGATTGAAGAGTAGTAGGATCTAAAGAACCGATAGCTTGTACTTCAGCTTTAGTTGCATATTCACCTTTAGGTTGATATGTTTCATCGGCAACTGCTTTAGTTACATAATTAACAAGAGCAGCTTCAACTTCTTTAGCTTTAGCATCGGCAGCAGTAGCTTTTTCTTTAGCTTCAGTCACAGCTTCACCGGTTTTAGCTTCAGCTTTTGCTTCTTCAGCAACAGTCTTAGCAGCTTCGATAGCTTGAGCTAATTCATCTTTAGCACCTTTCAAAGCTTCTTTAGTTGCCAATGGTTCAAGTGCAGTAGCGTCAGCTTTATCTGCAAGAGCTGTATTTGCTTTAGCAGCTTCTTTTGCAGCATCGGCAGCAGCTTGTTTAGCTTCGGCAGCTTCGGTTTTTGTAGCTTTTTCAGCTAGTGCATTATTAACTGCTTCTTGATCCGCCTTGCGGCTTAATGCTTTTTCGTTTTCTACTTTAGCTTGTGCCGCATCAATTTTCATTTTAGATACGTCGTCTGCAATACCTTGTACTTTAGCATCGTTAAGAGTATCAGCAGATTTACGAGCAGCAACTTCAGCAGCAACAGCAGCTTTATTTGCATCAGCTTCAGCTTTAAGATTATCCAAAGCTGTTTGATCAGCTTTTGTTGCCAAAGCAGTAGTATCAGCTTTTTTAGCTACTTCTTCTTTTGTAGCAAGCGGAGTCAAATCGCTAGCATTAGCTTTTTTAGCAAGTTCAGTTTCGATAACAGCTTTATCGGCTTTATCGGCCAAATCAGATTTTTTAGCATATGTAGCTTCAACCTCAGTAGCTTTAGCAAACGGAGTTAAATCGACAATAGCTTTAACTTTTTCAGTAAGTTCGGATGCTTTGACTACGTCGTCGGCAGTAGCTGCTTTAGCAATAGCTTTTTCAAGATCAGTATCTTTATCGTTAAGTTTTTTAATTAACTTATCGATAGCATCTTTATCGTATACTTTATCTTTATCAGCTTTCTTAGCAATTTCAGCAATACTATCTGGGTTATCTTTTAAAAGATCGATCGCGTCTTTTAATGTTTTAAGATCTTGAGCAGATACACCACCTGTAGCTGTTTCGAGTTCTGCTTTAGTCGCAAATTTAGCAGCAGCAGCTTCGTCGGCTTTACCTTGAGCTTCGGTAATTTTTTCAGCTACTTTAGCATCGGTGATATATTCACCTTTAGGTTGATATTGAGCAGCAGCTTCGACTTTGCTTAAGAATGTAATAACGTCTTGTGCTTGTTTAGCAGCAAGATCGGCAGCTACTTTAGCTACAGCAGCTTGGTTAGCTTCAGCTAACGCTTTGTTGGCAGCAGATGTTGCTTTGTTTTCTGCTGCTTGTTTTGTTACGTTTTCGACAGCTTTATTATCGACAGCTGGTTGACTACCAGTATTATTATTATCTGTATCGATAGTCAAACCTTTGCGAGCTGGATTATAAAGACCGAAGTATGCACGAGTAACAATTTTTTTAGACATTCAAAAATCTCCTTAATTCCAATGAATAATTTCGGTAGACAAACGATTACGCAAATCGTTCGTTGCTTTATTTAAATAACCGTCGACGTTTTGTTTAATATATTCTTGTAAACCATCGCCGATTACTCGTAACAGTTGATCGAGAGTCGGTTGATAAATGCGTTGATTAACTTGATCGACATATTTAATTAACTCATCTCGTACCGTATCTCTAACCTGATTAAAATCAGGCTTCTTTTTTAAAGCTTCAAGAAGATCGGTATAAGTATTAATCGTACCGTCTTGTTCAAATTGTTTAATTGTATCGGTCCAATATTCTAAATCATGAATATCGGGTTTATTATTAACGACACGAATTACTTCGTTTAATTTGTAAACAAGATACTTAATACTCGTTTCGTTTAATGAAGCTTGTTCGATAAATTGCTTCATTAGCGTTACCTCATAATAACATTAGTAAAAGTAAGCTTATTTTCGTTCGGAGTAATAGAGCATTCGTCATTATTTTTAATAATAGTAATGCCTTTAAAAGCATTTTCGCCTTCTTTTAATAACGATACCGGTATGATAATATCGCCTATATTTTTATTATCATACATAGCCGATACGATAATTTCAGTCTTACCTTCTAATAAATATACAGAGTAAATTCCATCGTAACAAGAAGTAAAGCAGGTGTCGTCAGAAAACAGCACCTGCTTATTATTTGATAATAAAATGTTACTTAATTCCAACGTATTATTACCATAAGTAATAACATTGTTTTGAATAAAAGATTTACCGCCTATTTGCAAATCTTTTACAAATAAATTTTTAACATTTAATGTATCGATCTTATTATTTTTAAGGATGTACTCTGATGTTATATTACCACTCGTAACGCCGTTAGTTCTTAGATATTCCGAAACTTTTTCTTCTGATTTTGCCATAATGTTATCAACATCATGAGACAAATTCATAATCGTTTCGTTTAACGCATCTAATGATAAATTTTCCACAGATTATATACCTCTAACGATAATAAATAGCAACTAAATTAGAATGATCGATAAACAGCATATCGTCAAGAATTTCGAAGTCGATTCCATTTACAGAATATCGACCATCTTCATTTAATACAAAATACGTAATTATATCTGTTCTTTGTTTTAATACTAATAATAATTCGATAGCGCCATTTAAATTAATAGCCGAATCATTATATATTAATGTATTCCAACGATAGGAATTGCCGCCAGCTATCATTAATTCTTTATTATTATAAGAATTGCTAGAAAGAATATTGCCGCCTATCATAAGTTTATTATTGTCAATAACTATATTGCCATTAATATTCTTAACAGATACTGTATCAATGTTATAATCAGACGATACATTCTTCTTATAATAATTATCTTGAAACTTATAATTCATTAATGAAAAATCGACGACTTCATTAATAATAGTATTTTTAGATTCAGTAAGATAATCTTGAATCTCAGATATTTTATTTTGAATATCGGTTAAGGTAACGTTATCTTTATTTAATATTTGAATCATTAGCGTTACCTCTCTTTCTTATTGTATACGATTTATCACATATAATTTTATTATTTTCGATTTTAAAATCATCACAAATAAAATCTTTGCCGCAATAATTAATAAGATATGGCTTATTGACAATACCTTGAATAACGATATAATATTCGCCTTTAACCA